TCAAGCATCTCTTCCGCGTCCAGGTGCACCTGAAAAAGATCACGCATCGCGAAACCGGCGCCACCCTCAAGATCAAGACCTTCGATCAGAAGATCGTGGTGGGGGCCAAGACCGTCGGCATCCTGCTCGACGAATTGTGGGAATTGGCGAAACACCCGAAGGCCTCCAATATCATCGGGCAGTTGAGCGGCGGCCAGATGCCGATCCCGGAAGCCTTCCGGCTGATCCTGACCACGCAATCGGACGATGCGCCTGTCGGCGAGTTCAAGGAAAAATTATCGATCGCACGACGTGTGCGGGACGGCGAACTCAAGGGCGGCATGATGCTGCCTGTGCTTTATGAGTTTCCGCCGGAGATCATGCGATCGGGCGAATGGCGCAATCCGCAGACATGGGGCACGGTCAACCCCAATCTCCATCGGTCGGTCACGATCGAAGGCCTGCAGGAATTGTGGGACGACGCCCAGGCCAAGGGCGAAAAGGAAATCCGCCGCACCGCCTCGCAGCATTTCAATATCGAGATCGGCGTCGGCTATGGCGCCGATCGCTGGGCCGGCGCCGACTACTGGGAAAAGCGCGCCGATCCGAGCATCACATTCGAAACATTAAAGCAGCGCTGCGAAGTCATTGTGGTCGGCATCGACGGCGGCGGCGCTGACGATCTCTTCGGCCTGGTGCTGATCGGGCGCGAGAAGGAAACCAAGCGCTGGCTGGTGTGGTCAAAGGGCTGGTGCTTTCGCAAGGTGCTCGATCGCCGCAAATCGATTGCTTCCGCGCTGCTTGATTTCGAGCGCGCCGGCGAGCTGATCATCATTCCCGATGAGATCGAAGACGAAGGCCGCCTGCCCGATATCCCTTCGATTGTCGCCCTGGTGAAAGAGATCAGCGATGCCGGATTGCTGGCCTGTGTGGCGATGGATCCGGAAGGCCTCGGCGCCATGGTCGATGCACTCGCCGAAATCGGCGTAACGCAAGCCGACAAGAATCTGTTCGGCATTGACCAGCGCGGCCACAAGCTGATGAACGCGTTGCGTTCGCTTGAACGCAAATTGATCGACGGCACGCTGCGGCATTCGAACAGTTCGTTGCTCAACTGGTGTGTGGGCAATCTCAAGATCGAGCCGACGATTGCTGCATTTCGGCCGACCAAGGCATTTGCCGGTGACCGCAAGATTGATCTCGCAATGGCGATGTTTGATGCGGCTGATCGCATGAGCCTTAATCCGGAGCCGAACGACAGCCGGTCGGTTTATTCGGCGACCCGCGGCTTGCTCGTACTCTCGGTCTAGGAACGCGATATGGGACTGATGTCGCGCTTTGCCAACTGGATCCGCCGCTCGACCGGGGGCACCACCGACGCGGCCTGGTGGGAGGACATGGGCTGGTCGAGCCCGTCGGTCACAGGCATCGCCGTCAACCAATATTCGTCACTGGCATCGTCGGCTGTCATGGCTGCAACGACGATGCTCGCCGAAGACGTCGCCAAGCTGCCATGGACCATCAAGCGCAACGCGGATGGCGAAGCGCCGAAAGAAGCAAAGGACCATTACCTCTACGATCTGCTGCAGGAGCCGAACGATTGGATGGATGGCTTCGAACTGCGCGAGATGATGCAGATCGGCATCATCCTGCGCGGCAATGCCTATGCCGTGATCCAGCGTGACGGCCGCGGTTTCCCGGTTGCCTTGCTGCCGTGGAATCCGGATCGCATGCTGCAGTGGATTTCGACCAACGGCAAAATCTTTTATCGCCCGGTCGGTCACAACGTGCACGAGCAGGCGTTGATCCGCAATCTCGCCGGCCAGATGGTCGGATCAGGGTTGCTCTCGTCAGACGATGTTTTCCATGTGCGCGGCTTCTCGCTCGACGGGCTTTCCGGCATCTCGCGCATATCGGCAGCGCGCGAAGCGATCGCGCTCGGCATTGCCCAGGAGCAGCAGGCGGCGCGCTGGATGGGGCAGGGCGCCAAGCCGTCGGGGATGCTGACGACTGATCAGAAGCTCTCGCCCGATGCCGCCAAGCGCCTGCAGGAAGATTTCAAGCAGAACGTCAGCGGCATGCAGAATTCCGGCAAGGTGATTGTCGGCGAGCAAGGACTGAAATTCCAGCCGTTCTCGATGACGTCGTCGGATCTGGAATTTGTCGCATCACGCCAGTTTCAGCTGCAGGAAATCGCCCGCATCTTCCGCATCCCGCCCCACATGATGGGCGAGCTCTCGCGTTCCACCAACAACAACGTTGCCCAGCAGGCGCAGGAATACATCAACTATACACTCACCGGTTATACCAACCGCTGGCGCGCCAAGATGTCGAAAGCGTTCAGTCTGCGCAAAGACAACCTGTCGATCGAATTCGATTATCGCGAATTGACCACCGCCGACATGACCTCGCGTGTCAACAACTGGCGCACCATGATCATGTCGATGATGGCAACGCCGAACGAAGCGCGCATCGACCTCGGCATGCCGCGCAACGACGATCCGGAAGCCGACAAGCTGCATTATCCGTCCAACATGGCCGCAGAGGGCAGTCAGTCGACCGGCACCAAGCCGGACGATGCCGGGCGGCCGCCAGCCGATGCCCCGCCGCGCGCGCGCCGAAGCCTTACCGCCGTCTAGGAGAAATCATCCATGAGAGCACGTGCTTTCCCGGGCCACGGTCCGGAGGTTGAGGCTCGTTATCAGCGCGCCGGACAATGGCTGCGCGCAGCGCTGTTTGGAAACGAACGCGCGAAGGAATGGTGCGCGACCAAGGGCATCGCGCTCACCAAGGCGGCGAGTGAAGGCATCGGATCGTCCGGCGGATTTGTGGTGCCGCCCGATCTTGCCAATGCGATCCTCGACCTGCGCGAACGTTATGGCGCGTTCCGCCGACGCGCCCGCATCGTGCCGATGGCGTCTGATAATACACACGTGCCGCGCCGAACCGGCGGCACTGCAGCATTCTTCACGGGTGAAAACACGGCAGCGACCGAAAGCTCCGTCAATGTCGACCAGATCGAATTGACGGCAAAGAAGATCGGGACGCTGATCAGGCTCTCAAGCGAGCTCGAGGAAGACGCTGTTACAGACGCGGTCGATTTCATCGCGAACGAAATTGCCTTTGCATTTGCCGCAAAGGAAGACGACTGCGCCTTCAACGGTGATGGGACATCGACCTATGGCGGCATGCGCGGCGTCGGCACCATCGTGCTCGACGGCAGCCATTCCGTGGCCAAGGTCACGGCCGCTACCGGTCACAATACATTCCTGACACTTGACGCGACCGACCTCGCCAATCTGGTGGCGCAGGTGCAGGCGGCTGCGATCCCGAATGCGGCGTGGTTTTGCTCGCAGACTTGTCTGGCGCAGACGCTGTACCGGCTTGCAGGCGCCGCCGGTACTCCGGTCAACATGGCCACGATCGACGGCATTCCGACGCCGATCTATCAGGGCTTCCCGGTCGTGCTCACGCAGAAGCTACCGCTGATCTCGACAACGCTTACCGGCAAGACCATGCTCGCCTTCGGCGACATGTATCAGGCCGGCGTACTAGGCCAGCGCCGCGGCATCACGCTGGCACGCTCCGCCGATCGCTATCTCGACCAAGACCAGATCGCCGTGCTCGGTACCGAGCGCTTCGACGCGGTCGTGCACGACCTCGGCGACAATACCAATCCAGGCGCGCTTGCCGCTCTCGTTGCTCCGTAACGGAGGGGAAAGCGAATGTCAGATACCCCATCGGCAATTGTCGCGCCGACAGCCACAGCGTTAGACGGCACTGAGCATATTACGATCAGTCAGTCCGGAAATACGAGAAGCGTCCAATTGAGTTCGCTGCGCGCCATGATCGCCGCAGCGCTCATATTGCCGACGGCCGATCCACACATTCTTGGCGCGCTGTGGAACAACGCCGGCACCATCACAATCTCGGCAGGCTGATAGCCAACCAGAAGGCGTGAAAATCATGACGCGAAAGCTTTTGACCATCGATGAATTCCGCGCCGAGGCCCAGCAGGAGGGCGAACGGACCGAGGGCACAGTCGTGCGTCTCGCCGTTGCCGACCCGGAAGTCGGAGCGGACTCGCGCAAAGTGAGATTCGTTTTCAGTGACGGCAGCATCGATCGCGCCGGCGACCGCATCGACCCTGCAGGCTGGCAGACAGAATCATTCATGAAGAACCCTGTCGCGTTGTGGGCCCATAATGGATTTTCGCCACCGATAGGAAAAGCTTCGAACATCGCCCAGACCGGCGACAAGCTCAAAGGCGACATCGAATTCATGGCAGCGGACATCAATCCGTTCGCGGATTCGATCTATCGCATGGTCAAGGCCGGCTATATCAAGGCGGTGAGCGTTGGCTTCATTCCGCTGCAATGGTCATTCAGCAGCGACAAGGACCGCGCGTTTGGTATTGATTTCACCAAGCAGGAGTTGATCGAGATCTCCGTGTGCCCGGTGCCCTGCAATCCCAACGCCCTGCAGGAAGCAAAGTCGATGGGCATCGATCTGGCGCCGCTGCGCGAATGGGCGGAAAAGATTCTCGACGAAGGTGGCAATGTATTCGTGCCGCGCAACCTGCTCGAGGAA